CACAAGGAGCAGGAGTAACAATACTTGGTAGCTATGCTACATTAGGTGCATTACAAACAGCATACCCAACAGGAACTCTTGGAGATGGATATGTTGTTGGCCCAAATTTATATGTTTGGGATGGAGATGAATGGTTAAATGTTGGTCCACTACAAGGCCCATCAGGCCCGTCAGGTCCATCAGGAGCATCAGGTCCATCAGGACCAAGCGGCCCAAGTGGTCCAAGTGGATCATCAGGACCAACAGGACCTGCTCCAGCATTTTCAATAACATCAGATACTCCACCATCTTCTCCAGTTACAGGACAAGCATGGTTTAATTCTACAAACGGAACACAATATACATATTATGATTCATATTGGGTAGAAGTTGGACAATCTTTAATTGGACCGACAGGTGCTACTGGTCCTACAGGAGCAACTGGTCCATCAGGACCATCAGGTCCAGCAGGAGCAACTGGTCCATCAGGACCTAGCGGCCCATCAGGACCTAGCGGTAGCGTCACTCCTAGAATTGGACAGGTAGTAACTGCTCAAACTTCTACTACAACTACCACAACATCAACATCTTTTGTAGATGCTACTGGATTAAGTGTAACAATTACACCAACTAGTTCTACAAGTAAAATATTAATACTTGCATCTGTTTTATTTCAAAGTTGGAGTGGAACTTCAGGTGACACAGCAGGCGGATCTTACCGTGTAGTTAGAGATTCTACAAGTATTATGGACGGATCATTTTATTGGGTTCAAACTGGAGGTTCGGCAGTTTATGAAATTACAGGAACACCAGTTGGAATTAATTATGTAGATTCACCTGCAACAACATCTGCTACAACATATAAAATTCAATTTAATAGAAGTTCTGCTGCATTAAATGTTTATGCAGTACCAAGTGGAGTATCAACTATAACAGCATTGGAGATATTGGTATGATTAAAATAAGAGCAATTCAGGCATTAAGGCCAAATCAAGAATTTACAATTATAAATGATGATTTATCTACAATTATATGGAATTCACCTAATATTACAACTCCAACAGAATTAGAAGTTAATGCAAAAATTGAAGAATTAAAAATTAATGATGCTCAAATAGTTATTAGTAAAGCCGAAGCTCTTGAATCTGCTAAATCTAAATTAAAAGCATTAGGTTTAACAGAAGAAGAAGCTAAAGCATTGGCAGGTATATAATATGGCAATAGATTTTCCAAATAGCCCAGCTTTAAATGATGTCCATACAGTAGGAAGTAATTCTTGGAAATGGGACGCAACATCCTGGAATCTTGTAAGAAGTATCGGGCCATCTGGTCCTACTGGAGCAACAGGGCCTACAGGACCAACTGGACCTAGTGGAGCTACTGGACCATCTGGTGCAACTGGTGCAACTGGAGTAACAGGACCAAGCGGTGCTGCGTCAGTATATGCTATAAACACTCAAACAGCATCTTATACTGCAGTATATTCAGATTCTTCAGCAATAGTAAGAATGAACGTTGGATCATCAAATACATTTAGTATTCCTGTATCTACCAGCCCAACAGATTTTGAAATTGGTTCATCAATAACAGTTTGGCAAATGGGTTCTGGTCAAACAACTATTCAGGCTACAACCTCTGGAACTACAACAATACAGTCAACAGGCGCATCTGCTGCCGCTCCAAAATTAAGAACTCAATATAGTTCAGCCGTAATAACTAAAGTAGCGGCAAATTTATGGTATGTGGCTGGAGACGTGGTTTGATTGCGTCATCTAATAGGAATATTTTCTTCTGAAATATCAAAAAGAACATTTGTAAGTGGCGGAACTTTATCTTCTGATTCAACTTATTATTATAGAACATTTACTGGTACAGATAATTTAATAATAACTGGACCAAGTATATCTTTTGAATATTTGGTAATTGCAGGTGGCGGTGGTGGAGGTTTTGGAGGCGGCGGCGGAGGAGCAGGTGGTGTTAGATCCACTACTGCAACAATTTCAGCAGGAACATATTCTGCACAAGTTGGAGCTGGTGCGGGTCAATTTGCTTCAGGAACAGATTCTGTATTTAATTCTTTTACATCTACAGGCGGTGGAGTTGGTGCATCATCTGGCGCTAGTGCAGCTTCAGGAGGCTCTGGTGGCGGAGCAGGTGGATGGTATACACAAAATCCAGCTGGACTTGGAAATACCCCATCAGTTTCTCCATCGCAAGGTAATAATGGAGGTAACTATGCATCTCAAGGAAGCGGTGGTGGCGGTGGAGCAGGATCTACGGGAGGAAATGCAAGTGGTAATAATGGTGGTAATGGCGGTGCTGGAACATCTGCTTATTCAACTTGGGCTTCCGTAACTTCAACTGGTGTAAGTGGAGCTTATGCAGGAGGTGGTGGAGGAGGAAGTGTAAATACTACATATTCTTCATCAGGAGGCTCTGGTGGCGGAGGATTTGGCGGATGGTATCTTAATGGAAATACCCCAAACTTTTTTGCACCTGGATTTAGTGGAGCTATAAATACTGGTGGAGGCGGCGGTGGAGGCGGCGGTGGAGTTAATAGCGGTGATGGAATATCTTACAGTTCAACAGGTGCTGGCGGTGGCTCAGGACTCGTTATAGTTAGATACTTAAAATCAGCAGTAGGAGGATAATGTCTTACCAATTAAAAATATTAAAAGATCATCCTATTGTATATTATCCAATATCTGAAACATATACTTCATTAATAGGATCATATCAAGATGTATTGAACACATATGATACATATCAAGAATTTAAAGATGATTTCTCAACATATAGTGATGTGATATCCAATGTTATATTTGATCATTCTGGTTGTGGAAATAATGGTATCTATCAAGGAGATCTAGTAAACATATTTTTACCATTAACATCTGGAGGAAGCCACGCAGCAAAAATAACAAATACAAATTACATGACAGTGCCCACCACTTTTGATTATTATGGCTCTACGGCATCAGGCGGGTTTGGCAATAAATATACATCAGACAATGATTTTACAATAGAGGCATGGATATATCCTAATATACCTACCACTAATTTAACTACTATTTTTGCCGACCCAGTAAGTAATGTCGGAATATTTTGGCAAACAGGAAACATCATATTTAAACTTAACTCAGAAATATTAAATTATACCGTTCCATATTTTAAAAAAGCTCTACATGTTGCAGTTGTTTATTCAGTTTTTGAAATGATAATTTATGTAGATGGCAAAGCGGTGGCTTCAAAAAATCTTACAAACTTTACTTTTACAAACACATCTTTATCTTTACAAATTGGTCCTACGGCACATGCTACAGATTCATTTATTGTAGATGATCCAGCGGTTTATAGATATGCTTTATCTGCTACTCAAATTTTAAATCATTATAATGACAACGGATTCCTGCCACCAATACAAATAGCATACCCAGATAATGGACAACTATTTGAATTTTATGATAATAGCATTAATTCTCAATACAGATATTCTTATCCAGCCGATAGGTCATGGGAGTATTTTTTAACTAGTGACCTATATTACAATAGAGATGATAATGCCATTGAAATGGCTTACTCTCAAAGTGGAGTTTCAAAAACTGTATATCTAACAGACCTAGTTACTATCCCGTTAGGAATTACTATGGACTCATCTAAAATTGAATGGTATGGAGATAATGGAATTATGGTGGAAACCAGTATAGATAATTCTACATGGGTTCAATGTATGAACGGAGAATCAATTCCTCAGTATAAATTAAATAGTTTTAACTCCTCAGGCTTTGTTTATTTAAAGATAACCCTATCCACCACAGACAATAGTAAATATCTTCCTAAGATTTCTAATTTAACTTTATCTTTTTATAATGACCAAGTAATGTATGCCCAAAATGGTGGAAGCTATATGTCGACATTTGCTGATTTAGCTGGCATATCAGATCCAGCAATAAGCCTTGGACCTAACAAGTACCCAATCTTGTCTAGAGATTATAGAAATGGAATTAGGGTTCCAGCAAATTCTGGATTCTATATTAATTCCAATATACCAGTAAAGACTATAGAGTTTTTCTATACCCCAGACGCAATTACAAATAGCGGATTAATTTCTTCTATTTCAAATAACGGCTACGCAGCATCAAACTTTTCTTGGTCCTCTGGGACAATTAGTAAAACCAACATAAATTCAATATATGTAAATGGAGTAAATAAGTCCTCAGCAACTAGCATATCTAATGTTTTTACATCTAAAGATCTTCACCATGTGGTTATAACTTATACAAATTCAATTTACGGCCCGCTTAAATTTAATAATGCTTCAGGAGTAGGCGTAGGGTCCCTAATTCAAAATATTGCCCTATACGAGGATCAATTTACGGGAACTCAAATATCAAATCATTATGACCTATATTTAGGTAGGGCTTCTGTAATATGCCAAGATTCGACTATAAGCTTGACAGAAAATTCAGCTCAGGCTTATAATAATGACTGGCTCGTGATACAAAACGTATAACTTTGTCAAACCTTTGGACAAAATCTGGACTTTAACTTAAAAGAATGGTAAAATTAATACCTAATGGATATTAAAAGAGTCAAGCAATCTGTAATAGAAGAAACTACGCTAGGAATTTATGTGTGGGAAATTGACGGCAAATGGGTTGGCGATGACGATGGAAACTACCTTTCTGTAACCTCTAAAAAAGGAAATAGGGAAAAAATAGAAATGCTAAGGAAGGCTGTTGCCCACTATGGCGTAAATAGGGGAGAGCCAAAATTTTTATCAGGACGTAGAAAAATAGATGATGAAGAATTTGAGTATCAGAATCAGAGATTAAAATGGGGCCTAACTCCAGACCCTCTAGACATTGGCGAATACAAGGATCAAATTAAAGCAGCAAAAGGGGGCAGATAAATGGAATTTATAAATGATGAAGAAGGTTTATCAAATGAAATTTTAATATCTAATGATTCCGATTGGATTAAATTTAATAAAAAACCAGTTGTAGAAAATGATCCATTTAAAATTGAAGGCGCAGAATTAAAAAAAGTTAATGGACTGGGCTCATCATTTAAACGTAAAGTCTCAAGAGATTTACAAAAAAGATTTGTAGGTCAAGACGACACAGGAACACAGCAAAATTTATTAGCACAAGCAGTAACTGGCTATGCGATGTTCGATCTTATTGAGCCACCATATAATTTAGAATATCTTTCTAGGATTTATGAAATATCTCCATACAACTATGCAGCAATTAATGCAAAGGTTGCAAACATTGTCGGACTAGGATTTTCTTTTGTAGAAACTCGTAAAGCAAACGAAGCACTTGATAGCATTTCAGATGAAAGACAATTAGAGAGAGCACGTCGTAAATTAAATAAACTTCGTCAGGACCTAGATTCTTGGCTAGAAGAAGTAAATGAAGAAGAAACATTTACAGAAACATTAATTAAAGCTTATGTGGATTTAGAAGCAACAGGAAACGGCTACATCGAAATAGGCAGAACAACTGCTGGCAACATTGGATATATTGGTCATATTCCTGCAAAGACAATGCGGGTACGCAGACTTCGTGACGGCTTTATTCAATTGCTTTATGGCAAGGCAGTATACTTTAGAAACTTTGGAGATCAAGAAACTGAGAATCCGATTGCAGATGGATCAGATCGTCCAAATGAAATTATTCACCTAAAGAAATATACCCCTATGAATAACTATTACGGAATACCAGATATTATTGCAGCACAGAATGCGATGGCAGGTAATGAGTTTGCTGGAAAGTATAACTTAGATTACTTTGAAAACAAAGCAGTCCCAAGATATATCATTACAGTTAAGGGTGCTAAATTAGCTCCAGAATCAGAGCGGAAATTATTAGAATTTTTCCAAGTAGGACTTAAGGGTAAAAATCACAGATCCTTATACGTACCACTTCCAGCCGATAGCGCAGACTCAAAGGTTGAATTTAAAATGGAACCAATCGAGGCAAACTCTCAAGAGTCTTCATTTAATGTATATCGTAAATCAAATAGAGATGAAATACTTTTGGCTCATAGAGTTCCAATTAGCAAAATTGGACTACCTGAAGGAGTCAATTTGGCTTCAGCCAGAGACTCAGATAAAATGTTTAAAGAGCAGGTATGCCGTCCAGCACAGGATATTTTAGAAAAGAAATTAAATAAAATAATTGAAGAAAAAACAGATGTGCTATTAATTAAATTTAATGAATTAACCCTAACCGATGAAGATACTCAGTCTAAAATAGACGAGAGATATTTAAGAATGCAGGTAATTACCCCTAATGAAGTTAGAATTAGAAAGGGTATGGTCCCAATCGATGGTGGAGATTCAATTGTTCAATTAAAGCCACAACAGGCTGCTGAGCAAACTGCACAGGCTATGAATTCTCGTCAAAGAACTCAAGATAGGGATGCTAATTCTCCAGATATTTCTGGGGAGGCTAGAAATCCAAAAGGCGAGGGTAGAGTAACCTCTTAATTATTAGGCAACTAGTTATTTGCCTTTTGACGTATACAAGTATAAAATTAAGCATATGAATATTGAAAAATCTAATTGGTCTTCTAATGGCGATAATATTATTTTATCTGTTCCATTCACAAAAGTTAATCGTGAAAAAAGAACAGTTTCTGGATTTGCCACACTAGACAATCTAGATCAAACAGGCGACGTAGTAACAGCAGATGCAAGCCTTAAAGCTTTTGAAAACTTTAGAGGAAATCTCCGTGAGATGCATCAACCAGTTGCAGTGGGCAAGGTAGTTTCTTTTAAACCAGAAACATTTTATGACCCAGCAACAAAAGAATTTTTTAATGGAGTGTATGTAGACGCATATATTTCAAAAGGCGCCCAGGATACTTGGGAAAAGGTTTTAGACGGAACCCTTCAAGGTTTCTCAATTGGCGGTAAAATAATTGAGTCAGACAATGAAGTAAATAAATCAACAGGTAAGACTGTTAGATTTATTAAAGACTATGACTTGATGGAGTTATCAATTGTAGATTCTCCAGCGAATGAATTATGCAGCATTGTTTCAATTCAAAAAGTTAATGGACAGCTAGTATTTAAAGGAATGGCCGCAGAAGTTGTAACAGAAAATATTTTTTATTGTACAGAAAGCGACTCTGTTTTTATTTCAACAGAGAAGACATATGAATCACCAGTAACTGGTAAACCAGCAGAGCTAATCGGTTGGGTAGAAAGTTCAGATGTCAATAAAGGAAAAGAAATAGATAGAATTCTTGCTTCATTTAAGAAGTCAAGATTACCGTTGCCTGCAATACAAACAATTGCAAAACAGGCAAACGCAGAAGGAGGTAATGAAGTGTCAGAAAACACAGAAAACGTAGTTGTAGAAGATGCAGCAGCAGAAGTTGCAGCACCAGAAACAGCCGTAGAAACTCCAGCAGTTGCAGAAGATGCAGCAGTTGAAGAAGCACCTGTAGAGAATACAGTTGCAGACGCTTCTGCCGAAACTCTGGAAAAGGCAGCCGACGTATCAGAAGTTGAGGTTGATGAACCTGATTTTGCAAAGATGCTAGGTGACCTAAAAGGCTTTTTCTCAGAAACTTTAACAAAAGCTTCTGAAGCAAATGCTATTCAGGTTTCAACAATCAAAGATACTGTTGAAACATTTAGCAAGAGCGTTGAAGGCCGAATTTCAGAATTGGCAGAGAAACACACAGCACTAAGTAATGCTGTAACAGAAATACGCAACACCATCAATGGTGTAGAAAAGCGTGTCGATGCAGTAGAATCAGAGACTGCAATTAAGAAGTCCTCAGACCTTGGCGGGTCTCAGGAAGTAACAATTAAAAAATCTAAATGGAACGGTTCTTTCCTCGGTTCCGTACAGGAAATTTTCAATTAAAAAAAGGGTAGGTAAAACTATGAGTAATGAAACATTAGAAAAGGCAGTAGCCGCTAATACTTCCGTAACCGCTGGCATGTCAGGTGCTGCAGTAGCAACAACTGGCGTACATATTGGTTCCGAGGGTGAGGGTGGTTTACTTAATCCAGAGCAATCAGCTCGATTCTTAGACTATATGTTCGACGCAACCGTAATTGGTAAAGTCGCACGTACAGTAAGAATGAAGTCTGATACAACTGAAATTGATCGTATGTCCGTAGGCGAAAAGCTTATGAAACTTGCGACAGAAGCAGATGATACTTCAGCAAATAGCGCAGTATCTTTCTCAAAAATTTCTTTGACAACAAAGAAGTTACGCCTAGATTGGGAACTATCAACAGAGTCTCTAGAAGACAACATTGAGGGTCCAGATCTAGAAGACCACATTGCACGTATGATGGCAACACAGGCAGGAAACGATATCGAAGATGTAGTTCTTAACGGAAATGTATCTTTGACAGGCGATGCTTTGTACAAGTCATTTGACGGTGTAGTAAAGAAGGCAAAGACATACGGTCATGTTGTTGATGCTGGTGGAGCTGCTGTTTCTCGTGCTGTATTTAACAGCGCATTAAAGGCACTTCCACGTAAGTACAAGCAACGTCGTTCAGACCTTCGCTTCTTGGCTGGTTCAAACCTAATCCAAGACTTCTTATACAACAACAGCATTGGTACAAACCAAACAATTCCACAAGATATTGCTTCAAGCATTATCCGTGGACAAGAGGTTCAAGCACTAGGTGGACCTGCAGGATATGTGGCACCATTCGCATTCGGTATTCCGATTGTTGAAGTTCCACTTCTTCCAGAGGCACAAGATGGTGACTACTCAGGAGAGACTGGTAATCACGGAGATATCCACTTAACATTCCCAAATAACGTAGTTATTGGTATTAAGCGTGATGTAACTGTTTACCGATTCTTCTGGCCACGTAAGGACTCTATCGAGTACACAATGTATACTCGTGTAGGCGTTCAAATCGAACAAGCTGATGCTTGGGTTGTAGTAAAGAACGTTAAGGTTGCTTCATAAGTAATCTTTAATAATTAAGTTGGGCCTGGCAATAGCCAGGCCTTTCTTATTTTATATTTATATGCCCTTCCCCTTTAATTCCTTTAATGCTATAATAAATATACTTGAACAAAGGAGATTATTGTGTCATTTGAGACATTAAAGATATCTGAACTAAAAAAGGTAGCCGAAGATTTCGGTGTAGGTACAGAAGAATTAAAAAATAAGACTGACATTATTGCTGCACTTTCAGAAGAAGGCGTAACCTGGGCCGTGTATCAAAAAACAATTAAAGATATTGAAGACAATTTAGAGGAAGCTCCAGAGCAACCAGTTAAATTTGATCCAAAGAAAGAACTATCTGAGGATAGCGTTTTAGTCAAAATGACTAGACCAAACTTTAGATACGACATTACGGGATTTACTTTTACAAAAGAGCACCCATTTGTTGCAATGACTAAGGATCAAGCGCAGTCAATTTTTGATAAGGAGGAAGGTTTTAGATTAGCTAACCCAACAGAGGTACAAAGTTTTTATAGCTAATTAAAATCTTAATATGGCAGAGATTTATGTAAACAGTAACACCCCAATTAAAACAAAAATATATTGGGAAGGTGAACTTGTAGAACTTATTAGCCCTAACCTCCCAACTGCTGCTATATATGATATTACAGAAGATCCCGCTATTAGCCCAGCAATTCTTCCAACAACTCTTTTGACAACAATTACGTCAACAGCCGTAGAAACAGACATAGGTACATATCAAATAGTTTTACCATTTTCTTATTCTGTAAGAAATAGGAAATTTAAAATTGTTTGGGCATATGTAGTTAGTGGAGTTGCTGGTACTCATACGTCATATGTTGATGTTGTAACTCCA